CCCCGTAGCACAAGCCCTACTCCTATTTTATTCATAGGCTCTTGGACTAACTGAGCCGACCAAGTAATAATATAATTTGCTGAAATTTCATTACCACTTGCAATCACATCAGTAACAAACTTTAACCAAGGTGTGACATCACCTTTTTTAGGCTCGATTGACCAACCGCGCCATAAATTATATCTATCTAATATTTGCATGTCGGGTGCAAAAGCAAGCCCCGCTGCATAAGTTCTTCTATCGGGGTGTTCTAACCACATGTCCACTAAGTTAGTGAGTTTAGGTTTTTCACCACCAGACATAATTCGGCAGTTCATGTGTTCTTTCTTTAAGTCTTCTAATTTAAAAAGAACAACATTCCCTTTATGTACATCTTCTCGAATGACTCTTGCGCTACCTTCGACTTGCACAAAAGCCCATTCTTTTAACATTCTCGGCAGCCGATCTTCGACAGCCTTTTCAGCTATCGACTGCTTTTCCATGTTTTTGACAGTAGCAAGTGTTATCGGAGTGCGACCTTTTAAATCAAAGGTAAAGTAACGTCTTAAACATTCACCGCTTTTATGTTTTACACCCGTCTGACTCCACTCTTCCCACAAGTCAGCCCCTGTTTCTTTACCATCGTACTGATGATGCAGTGCCATCCCGACTCGTAGCCAGTCATCGTGGTGCATATCGGGGTCTAATGTTGATAACAGATAAGAAACTTCCGTGTCATCCATATCGACTTTTGGTTTAAGTGTCGTTAAATATTCAGTATCAACAATAGGTAAGATTGATTTTCTGGCAAGCTCCCACGTAGGTTCTTCGTTTGCAATGCTATGAAAATAATCGATAAACGCCTGGGCTTTTTCTTTTGTAATCGTAGGTAGCGTTGAATGTTTATGATTAATTAAAGAACCACGTTGCGGATTCCATCGGTATTTTTTTTTAGTAGTCGGGTGCATGCCGTAAGCGACAAATTGTTGACCAGATGCAAGTACCTCAACCGCATGAGATTGACCCGTTGCGTCTGTATACTCAGAGCTTTTTGACTTACTAAAAGGTTTATCAACCTTATAGGCTACAATGCATTTTGGATAATTACCGTATCGAACAGGTGCAGTGCCAATATTTTTTTCTAACCACATAACCAGTTTTTTGTTTTTGTCTTTGTCGTAACAATCGATATCAATGGCTACTGTGTTTTTACATAAAATCCCAACACCACCATCTCTATGACCATTGGCTAACCAATGATCAACATCTTTGCTTGTTGCTTGTAGTTCTTGCCAACCAGGTATCACGGGATACTTTTTGTTCTTCATTATGGGAACAATGTCGTACCCTTGTTTGATTAGGTCATAACCGTAATCTTTTAAAAAATTCATCGTCAAACTACATATATTTGACTGATAAACTTATTAGATACAACTCTGCTTTATCGCATTGATTTTTAAGAAACTTAAAAAAATACCCCAACTTTAAAAAAAAATAAGCAAGTATTTTTATCGTATGGAACTTAAAATTTTTCATATTAAAATTCATTAATCTATAGCCTCTACTCTATCCACTATTTTCGGGCATAGTTGTCGCCAACTCACCCGCCCCTTTGTCAATAAATCCATCTCTAATGCTCTCTGCGCGGGAACTATTCCTGAGATACGCCACCTAGATAAAGCCTGTTTTGTAACATTAAGTTCTTTTGCAAGCGCACTATCGTTTTTTAAATGGCTAAAATGCAGCACACTATTTAAAGCATTTTTGACATTATCAACATTATTATTATTATCCATTAAACATCCTTTTACTATTTTTACAACTATAAAAACAACAAGCAGTTGTTGACATATTATTTAAATATAATTATTGTGTCAACTATTGATACAACTTGTGTTGTAAATAAATAGGAATAAATTTTGAATAAACACGCAATACTTTCAGCGTCAGCATCGGCACGTTGGATGAACTGCCCTGGTTCTGTTCTCGCAGAATCTGGTATGCCAGAACCGCCCACTTCCGACTTTGCAGCAGAAGGCACAGCAGCGCATGCATTAGCCGAATTATGTCTTAACAGCAAAAAACCGCCAGAAACTTACATACATATGGAGATAGAAAATTTTCATGTAAATGAAGAGATGGCAACCCATGTAGCGACCTACGTTGATTTTTGTAACATGCAGGAAGGCGAAAAGTTTTACGAGTTAAGGGTCGATTATTCTGATTATGCAGCGGGCGGTTTTGGTACAGCCGATTGCATTGTTATTGATGAGGGTGTTTGTCACATCATCGATCTTAAATATGGGACAGGCGTAAAGGTCAACGCACAAAAAAACTCTCAACTTATGCTATATGCGCTCGGTGCGTTGCATAAATTTAGTAATCAAGTTGACATGGTAAAGATGTCGATAGTACAACCGCGATTAGATCACATTGATAGTTACTCTGTTCGCGCAAAAGATTTAATTAAGTGGGGTGAGGAAGTTGTGCGCCCCGCTGCTCTTGCAACCTTTGATCCCAATCCTAAATTTCATCCATCAGAAATTGCTTGCCGTTGGTGTAGAGCAAAACCTGTTTGTCGCGCTCTTGCGAAACACAATTACGATTTAACTTTATCTAATTTTGATGATTTAGATGCACCACTTTTAGTGCAAGTACCTCATACGCTTACAGCCGATGAGATTGCAAGGCTTGTACCAAAAATGGATGCATTGATTGGGTGGGCTAGAGGAATACAAGAACAAGCACAAAGAATATTAAATGATGGAGGCATTTTATCTGGATATAAATTAGTAGAAGGACGAACACAAAGAAAATGGAAAGATGAACAAGAAGCGACTACGAATTTGAAGAAATTATTAGGGGAAAAAGCGCAAGTTACAAAACTTGTTTCACCGGCCCAAGCAGAAAAATTATTGGGTAAAGGTCGAGCAGCAGAAGTAACACAGCTTTGGACTCGCGGAAACGGAAGACCTGTGCTTGCACCGGAGTCAGATGTCAGACCCGCAATCAAACCAGAAATTGAAACTTTATTTAACGTGATTACAGAGGAGTAATACCATGAGTACGATTATGATCGAGAATGTAAGATTGTCTTTTGCCAATGCAATATGGACTGCAAAGGCTTTTTCGGAAGGACAAAAACCAAAATATTCCTGCAATTTGTTGTTAGACAAAGACAAAGATGCTGAACAAATAAAATCTTTCAAAGCAAAAATAAAGGAAAAAGCAAAGGAAGCCTTTGGTGAAAAAATTCCAAAGGGCTTACCTGTTTGTTTGGAGGATGGCGAGTCAAAACCATATGACGGTTATGAAAATGCAATGTTTATTCGTGCGGCATCAAACATGCGTCCACAAATTATTGATAGGGATAGGTCAGCGTTAGTCGAAGAAGACGGTAAGCCTTATGCGGGTTGTTATGTAAATGCTGCGGTGTCTTTATGGGCGATGGATAACAAGTATGGCAAAAGAATTTCTTGCAACCTTACAGCTTTGCAGTTTGTAAAAGATGGTGATCGTTTTGGTGATGGTGGCATTAACACAAATGAGCATTTTAAAGACATCAGTAAAGAAACAATCGCTGACGTTGAAGATGATGATGACGATTTTTTAAGTTAATGAATAGTCGTTTATCTTATTTGTATGTCGGAAATAGATTTCCTGAAGATACAAATAAAATTGTCTACGTAGCTGAGATCGCCCGCAAAGCGGGCATCTCTTATGAGATTTTAAAAAACAGAATAAATATTAAAAAAAGTAGAACGAAGGAAGATGTAATTACCGATAAAGATTTAATACCAAAAACTCGAACCCGTGTCGTTGTAAAAAGAAAAGTAGGGAAAGCGCAGATGATTAGTAAACAATGGCTTAAAAAGAAACTTTTATGACAGACATTTCATTTGATTTTGAGACATATTCTGAGGCTGATATATACAAGACAGGAGCTTTTGCCTACGCAGACCATGAGACAACAAGAGTGTTGATGGTAGCCTGGGTGGTAGATGACTCGGAACCGTATCTTTGGTTAGAGGGACAAAATCCACCTCAAATGCTTTTCGATTTGATTGAAAAAGGCGCGAACCTCTGGGCGTGGAATGCTCAATTTGAAATGGCAATTTGGCATCGCACTCTACATTGGCCTAAGACAAAAATTAAACAATGGAATGACACGGCAGCACTTGCAGCAGCGCAATCTTACCCACGTTCTTTAGCAAAATGTGGTGTTGCACTTGGTCTGGACGAAGATCAACAAAAATCTAAACGTGGAAAATTATTAATTCAAAGACTTTGTAAACCATATCGCGGAAAAAAATTAGAAGATCCAGTGATGTTTGACGAACTGGCTGAATATTGTAAACAAGATGTCGTTGCGGAGAGAGAAATACGCAAGCGATTAAGAAATTTAAGAGGATTAGAACAAGATATTTTTTTCTGTGATCTAAAAATTAATTGGAGAGGTGTGATGCTTGATCGAGAATCAATTAAAAGCGCATTAGCCATAATTAAGAAACACACGGACTTTTGCAATAACAAAATAAAAAATCTCACAGATAATAAATTAGATAGTACCACTAGTAGAGCAAAAGCGTGTGAGTGGTCAGAGACACAAAATTATAATTTAAAAGGTTATGACAAAATTACTGTAGCAAACGCTATCAACGACCCCGCTTGTCCAAAGAAAGTGAAACAGTTTTTAAAAATACGTCAGTCTTTAAGTAAAACATCGACAAAAAAATTTGATGCAATGTTAGCGTGTATTGCTAAAGACGGTAGAGCGCACGGATTACTTACTTACCACGGTGCAGCAACAGGAAGATGGGTCGGTAGACATTTTCAACCCCAAAATTTGCCGAGGC